ACGTTATCAGTGATGGATTTTTGCTGCGCCAAGTGCTCGGCATTAATTTGCGCGTCGTACTTGTGCGCTTGCCACTTCCAAGCGACCGTTCCGCCCAGCAGCGCGGCCACGATGGCAGCGATTAAGGTTTGTTGCATAGTGTTGGTCCCCAGCTTGCGTAACTCGGTTGGTGCTTAAACATGATCCAGCGTGGATACATGCGCGAGTATTCGAAATTCTTGGCGCTCTGCCCGCTCTTGACCCACTCGGTCGCATCGTACCACTCGCCGGGCTGCGGCGACTTGCGTTGCGCCCGTTGCACGAAACCCAAGCCCGCGTTGTAGCTCTTGAGTGCGGCACTCCAGCGGTCGCAATCCGTATCGCCCTTAACCCGCTGCCGTAGCCACATATCGTACCGGATCAACGCCGGTATCGCCCATTGCGGATCGTACGGCATCGGATGCCCGAGCTGCGGGAATTGGCGGGCGACCATCGTTGCCGTGCCGTCCATGAATTGCGCTAGGCCACGTCCGTTGTCCCAGGCGGTAACATTCGGACGCCAACGGCTTTCCTGCATGATCTGGCCCGCAAACATCGGCACTGGTGCAAGCGGCCCGAGCAGGGCATGCACCTGGCGCGTTAGCAGCGGTCGGAAGCGTTTGGCGTTGGCCGGCACGGCTTCTTGCGCCAATGTGGCCGCCGACAGCAGCGCGAGCGTTACAAGCCAGCCGATACGCATAGCATGCAAGACCCGATAATCACGGCGCGGGCCAGCAACCTACCTTGGGTCGCGCGCTCGGTGACGCGCCCCAGCGTATGCCGGTCAATCCAGTAACCGACGAACGCTGCCATTGTGGCATGGCCAACTTTAAAAGCCATATCAGACAGCTTCGCCCACATCGGATCGTTAAGACCCGCAGGGGCCAGTACGGCGGCGGTAGCGTACGCGACCAGCGCAAGCGCCAGCCATTCCAACATTCGGGTTCGATTCCGCATGATGCGTCCCTATAAAAAGAGCCGGCCAGCAGCCGGGGAGGCGCCGACTATACGCTAGCCGGCCGCAAGCTTACTTGTTGATTCGATGTTCCAACTGATCGATACGAAATGCCTGCACTTGCAGTTGCGTACTGTTGTTGTCGGTATGCGAGAGTACCCAGACCGTGGCTGCGCCAATTGCCGCCAGCACTGACGCCGATAGCGTACCAATTACGTACGCCGCACCGCGCGCCCGATTCGTCGCTGCCGTCAGCTTGTTGTCGACTTGGCTGATGCTGTTCTGCGTGGCCTGCGACGTACGCACCATTTCGGTTTCCAATTCCCCGAGGCGTTTAGCGTCCTCGTCGCGCCGTTTCCACAAGGCATCGTCGTTCTTTTGTAGTTGTTCAACCGATTGGCCGATCTGCGCTACAGTTTTATCGATGGCAATGACGTTTTCCACAACGCCTTTCAACTCATCGATTTTTTCCCCGATGTGCCGCATTTCCGTTCGAAGCTCGCTGATGGCTTGCATAGTCATACCGGCACTTTCTTGTTGTTCAGTCGGCATAAATTCATCTTCCATAGCGAGCCCCTAAGATATGCATATGTCATTGATTACTATAGCTTAAGAGGTCGCTTCCACCATTTTAAGCCCAACTAATGCCAGTTGTGTATTAATCGATGCCAACAAATCTGGAGTGAAATCCGATGCGACCATTGGTAGGGTAGTCTGCTGCGATGCCAGAATGTTCCCGCTGTCATCTTTCAGCGATACGTTTTGTACCATCATCAACGGTACGAGCCCGGGCTGGGACGGCAACAGAGAGAGTTGCAGGAAAGCGTTTTGAGTAGTGCGTTGCATGGGTAAAGCCTCCTTTTACGTTAGGAATAGTACGGAACTTTGTAGGTCGTACCACCTACTGTTGAAACTGTGATGTAGCCAACAAGCGATCCGGCCGTACCGACGGTACCGGTCGCCAACATCAGCGCTGTGGCCGCCGTGGTGCCAAACTTAGCGTTGCTCAAGTTGAGCTTGCCGTTAACTTGCAGTGCGTCTCCCGTATCAGAGGTCGCCTGAACGCCTACTGCACCGTTGGTGCCAGACCCTACGACGCCCACACTGCTGCTCGTACCTTGGGCGTAACCACCCACACCCGTGCCGGCCGCGCTGGTATACGTGAAGCCCACAACGCCCACGCCGCCGTTGCTGGTTTCGCCGTACGTACCGGCGGTTCCGGACGAAGGGCTGACGCCGACAATAGCAGCGTGGCCGATACCTGGCCCCGGCGGAACGGTTGAGCCGCTAGCGTACACTTGCCCGCTGGTATTGATGTTGCCGGCAAATGTGGCCGTGCCTGCTGCCGTAATGGTCAGGGCCGAGCCGAACTGAAACGCGGTCGTGCTTCCGCTAGCGTTGAAGTCGATAAAGTTGGTGTTAGCGCTGTTCTGTACGCGGCCGGCAGTCAGAGTACCCATGTTAGCGGTGATGGCAGACAACTGGTTGACGTACAAGTTGCTTGCCGTAATCGTGTTGGCCGCGATGTTGGTACCAGTGATCGTGTTGGCCGCCACTTTATCGCCGGTAATCGTCAGACCTTGGATGTTGTATCCGGTAATGGTGTAACCGGTAATGTTCGTGCCTGTCACGGAACCCGCTTGCAGCTTCGGCGTGCTAATGGCGTTGTCGGTGATCTGCGTCGTGGTGATCTGACCGGCCAGTTTGCTGGCAGACATTGACGCGATCATGATGTCGGTGATCGACCCAGGCGTTAAGCCACCGGCCACAGTGATGGGCGTCACGGCCAGTGGGCCGCTAAAGGACATCCCGTCTTTGCCGAATACGTCGTACGCTCCAGCGATAATGTAGTAGGTCGTTCCACCGGCTATCGGAACGCCACCGTTGAGCTGTGAGATGCCCACGCTGGTTTGGGGGCCGTCGTAAACAATGTTACCGGGTCCTGGCGTAAAGCTGCTGGACGTGCTGGCGAAAATTTGAATGCCCGCATAATCCGCAGCCGTTGGCGTCGTGCAGCTAAAGAAAATGGAGCTGATACCGGCCTGCAATGAGATCCCGGACAGCGCGCCAAGCTGCGGGTTGCTCACCGTCAATGCGCTGTACGTGTTGCTGATGCCGTTTTGCGTGACAGCCCACAACTGGAACGTCAACGAGCGGTACGGGCCGCCATCAGCCAAACCGTCATCCCACGAATATTGGTAAGCGGTGACAGCGCCGAGGTTGACGGTACGCAACAGGGTGCTGCCGTGGAAAATTTTCAGTTGGTAACCGATGGCCTGGTATACCTTGGCCCACACAAGTTTGACCGCGCCACCAACCCACGGTTGCGCCAGTTGGAACCCGGTAACGGGCTCAGACGGTGCGCCTACGATGTTGTACGTAACTGGCGTCAGATTGGACAGCGCTTGACTCGCGCCGGATTGCCCGAACGCGTTGACCGATTGCAGCTTGATGTAAATCGTGCGGCCAACCCAAGATGGATCATAGGCGAACTGGAACGGTGCTTCATCTAGGCGTGCAAACTGCGCGCCACTGGCGTGCGAACCGATTGCAGTACCGTACGCTCCGCGCACCAGATACGTCAGGTTGTACTTGCTGGTCGCGGTCAGTGTGGCCGTTTCATACGCCAGCAGCTCCCCATCGCAATAGCACAGCGTCAGCAAGTCCGTGGCGTTCTGCTGCGTCCCGCTGGTCAACGTGCCGTTGGATACGGTCAGGTCAACCGCCAGGGTGTTGGTCGTATCGGGCGAACTTCCGCTGGGCAGTGCAGCCGTCAGCGTACCGTAGCGTGCAGGCGCCAGGATTTGACCAACCATCTTGTAGCTCTGATTGTCCGTGGAGACCCACACGTTGGCCTTGGCCCAGTTCGGGCCACCTGCGGCGCTTATCCACACTTCTGGCGTACCTCCGGTCAACGATACCGGCGGCTCAAAGATAACTGGCGTGGACGTATTGCCCGGGTCAACGCTGCCGGAAATGACGTAGCCGCTGTTACCTTGCTGCGCGTGTGGACTTGGGTTTAGGCTACCGATTGGCAACTCTTCCGCCGTGATCGTCAGCGTTCCGAGTTCATCTTCTTCGATGGTGATAATGCGTACCGGCGCGTTGTTGAGTCCTAGGCCGCTGTCCGTCAGCGCAACGATATCCATTGGCTCCAGTAGGGCGTACCGCCACCCCAGGCGGAACTCGTAGGTGTTGCGTACGAACTGGTAACGTTGCAGCATCAATTGCGCTACGGTACGTGCAATGCCGCCGTCGCAAATTTCTTTCAGGTCCGCCACGGGGGCGATGCGGTCGCCATATGCTTCAATCGCCCGCTGGTCCTGCGCTTCCGCTGTGGCCGAGTTGTACGCGTTCTGGCGGTCGAGGTAGTTAACTTGTACGTCGTTATACAAGTCACTGACTGACTTGCGCGTGCATTTAATCGGGTCTTCATCCGGACTCGTAACGATATAATCGTCATCGCCAAGATAATACTGCGGCGTCATGTTCGGCGTGTACGTCACGCCGTTGCCCGTCACTGGAAAGTCTGCTTGCGGTACGAGTTTTAGCTTGCCAGCGCTGAAGAACGGCGCGGTGTTGGCCACAGTGCAGAGATTCGTCAGCATGTCGCGCGCCGCCGTCTGCGTGTCGTAGACCGGGCTGACGAACAAACCTTGTGCTTGGCAATACGTCTGCATTGCCGTCAGGTCACCAATTAACGACGTGTCCAGCCCGATGCCGCTTTCCGGACTTTGTAGGATGTCGTACAGCACGTATGAGGGATTCACGTCACTGTACGGCCAACTTGTGCCGGTGCCCGCGCCAGCCAAACGCCCCATGACTTCCGCGCTGATATTTGGGAACGCCGCCGAGTTACCCAAGTCGTAGTTGGCAATCGCCGCATACGCCGTGCCGCGATAGCTCAACGCCTGCGCTGGATAGTTGGTGCTGAGGTAGCCCCACGGGTTTTGTGCGTTGTCACCTACGAACGTGGCGAAGCCGAAGACGGACGAATTTTGATTCAGCTTGCTCAGCCACATCGACCAGTCTAGGCCTGATGGCGTAACGAAGCCCTCGCAAAAGGCGATTGCCATTGACGCGCTGTAGCTATACGACGTAGAAGTAGCGCTGCCACTGTGGCCACCTTTGCCGCCCGCCGAGGTGCTGGAAGTGTGCGCGGTGGTTTTGAAGTCGCCGGCCCAAATCAGGTTACCGGAAACACGACCGCGACCGTACACCAACGGGATGGGCTTGCCGTACACGGTCGTGCTGACGCGCAGCCCAGACACCACGGGGGTGTTAGATGTTACCGGTTTACTTGCGCCACCAAACATCCCGCTCATGCTGTTGCCTCATCCCATACGGACCAAAAACCCACCAGCCTATCACGTAGGCGGTGGTTCTGCGCTACGTCGTCCAAAATCACACCGTGGCCATGATAGGCGTGAATGATCGTCGGCCAGTTGACCACAATGGCGCCATGGCTGATGCAACGGCCGAACTTGAATAGCACAACATCGCCGGGGCCGCATTGGCGCACGCGTTTCGCAAAGCGCTCCACGATGCCTAGGTAGCGCTCACCGTCTTGATGCAACATCCAGTCGGCCGGATATTCCCCCGGGTCGAAGTCGTCAATCAAGCCGGCCTCGGAAAATACCTTGATCAGGACCATACCGCAGTCGGTGCCCGCACCTTTTACCGCACCACGGTGATGATACGGCGTCCGCAACCAAGATTGAGCCACTTCCACCACGCGCTGCCGTTCTTCTGCACTCATGTCACGGTCTCCGGTGGTGGCACGTACGGGAAACCTCGGAAGTGCGCCTGGTTGCTGAACTTGTTGGTACAGGTGGTCAATTGCTTGTCGCATCCCGCAGTGATCGTGAAGGCGTCCCCCACGCTCGGCGCGTTCACCAGCGGATAAGTCAGCGTGGCCACGCCACTAGCGAAGTCGCGCACGCCGGCCACGCCGTTGATGTTGGTGCCGCTGGTGAACTTCATCGTGCCGAGCGCAAAGTAACCGTCCGGTTGCGTGGTAACGCCGCTGAGTACAATAGAGGTGCTAGTACTGCCACCCCCTACCGTGCCGCTGAAGGTAAACGCAGAACGGTTAGCCAAACAGCCACCGTCGTAAAGCGTGTTTAAACAGCCGGCCTGGAACAGGTTCTTGGGTAACTGTAAATTGAGTAAGTCGAGGTCGGTGTTGACTTTGATCGTGGCCACGCCGCGTGACACGTCTACGTCTGACACGCGCCCGTAAAACATGGGGATGCTGCCGAAACTAGTGTTACCCCAGTCGTTTGTCACCATCCGATCTACGTTGATGCGCGCACCGTCGAGGTAACCTTTTTGAATGGCCATCAACCACGGCATGCCGTAATACGGGCTCATCGTTTGGATCGTGGCGCTCGGCGGTGCGGCCAGGGTTACGGTCATCGTATCGGTGTCAAGACCCGTACTTAATTTGGTCTTGGTCCGCGTGAGCACCAATGTTTCCGCGCTATACAGGGTGCCGCCTACGCTCAAATCGTTGTCGAAGTCCGTCCACGTACTTACGCCGCCGTACGCGTCTTTGATTGTGTACAGATCGGCCATGAAAAACGGCCCGTTGGTGGTGAGTAGCGAGATCATTGCGCCGGAAGCGGGTTTCATACTTTATTCACCGGGGAGCCGATAAACTTCAACGTTTTCAGCTCGAACATTTGGTTCATGAATTGCGACAAGTCCGTGGTATCTACGTCAAAACGGCAACGGTACGCGAAGTTGCCGGACCACGAGATGACGACGCCGCTGGCCGGGGGCGTGTTGAACACAACTTGCCCAGTGGGACTGATCGTGTAGGTGCTGGACGATACGATGAGGCCGTTCGCCATGATTACTGGCGTACCTGTCGGGTTCTGAATCTGCTCCCAAGTCGTACCGTTGAGGCGCCCCAATTGGAAAGTCGTGTTGCCGCCGTTGCCGATACCGATCTGTGTTGGCAATACGGTGTTGTCGGATTGGTCTACAAACAGCCAGTTATCCCAAGCTCCCTTTACGCTCATCACGAACGCCAACATATTTTGCACGTCTGCTAGGCTCAAGTACTCGAATACCAGCGTGAAGTTGTACAGCGGATAGGCCATGTTCGCGGCACGCACCTCTTTACCGGACACGGCTTTCTGAATGCGCGTGCTCCACTGCGGCTGCTTGCCAACCGGCCAAGACAGCCCGGCGAACGTCGGGAACGTTAGGTTGCTCATGCTGGCTTAAGTGACCCGTAACGGTTTTGTTTCTGCAATGCTGTCACAAGCGCGCTGCCGTTGTCCATAAACAGCTTTTTGACGCTCGGTGCGTCCAACGCCTGGATCGTGATGTTGGTCGGCGCTTGCTGCGCACCACCTTGGTCTCCCAGGTTGCGGATCGTGTCCGCATGCTTAGACGGCAGCACCATTTCGTTTTCGTGCAGTTGGGTCAGCGGGTTGACCCCCTGCGGGATGTCGAAGCCGCCAGCCGCCGACGCCACCGTGGCATAAGACGACGCTGCGGCAAAGGCTTCAGCGCCGGCCCCGGGGGCCAGCATCCAGCCAACCAACGGGATGGCGGCCGCCGACGCTGTGGCTGCCGCACCCGCTGTGGCCGCGTTGCTCATCACGTTGGATAGTGCCGTCGTCTTGCCGAGCACCAGCATGGAGACTTGCGTAGTCACCCACTGCGCCAGCATTTGCGCGAAAGAGCTGATGATGCCACTAACAACGTCGGTCATGATCGAACGCAACGCTTGACCCATCGTTTCCGTACCTTCTAGGACTGCCGTGATGTTCTTCTGGATGCCGCTTTGCAGCGCGTTGAACACATCGGTAAAGCCTTTGAGCTGGTCAACCGTAGCCTTGTCACGAATCGATTGTAGCTTTTGCTGATGTTGTGTTTCGAGCGCTTCAAGCTGAGCGTTCAGTTCGGCTACTTTAACCGGGTTCTTGTCAAAGTCCTTCTCGGCCAGCGCTAAAGTCTTGCGTAAGGCTTCTTCTTTGATGGCGTAACGCTGGTTCTCGAAGTCTTGTTCGTTGGCAAGCTCTTGCTGCGTGGACTGCATGTGCAAGGAGGTCAGCAGATTGCTGCGCGCCTCCTCGGCGTCAATCTCGGCGCTACGCATCGACTCCACTTGCTTCTGGCGTTGCTCTTCAACAGCTAGGTCTTGGGCGGCAGCCTGCCGCTTGATTTCGACAATGTGCTTTTGCGCGTCTTGGTACTGCTTGGAGTCTTCGCCGTACGCCTTCTTCATGGCGTCCGCTTCTTGCTGCGCGATGGTCAGCTTGGCGGTGAAGTTGTTCTTGTAGGCGGCTTCACGAGCGGATAGCTGCGCCATTTCCGCCTCAAACGCGGCCTTGTCGATGGATAGCTTATCGTTGGCCACCTTGATGCGGATAGCTTTTTCATCGTCCGAACCCTTGGACACCACGCCGAGCTTTTCTTCCCAGAAAGCCAGTTCCTGCTCTTTGGAGAACTCGCGGAACGAACCTTCAAGGCGTTGCTCTTCCTGGTATGCAGCTTTCTTCTCTGCAAGCTCAGCCTCGAATTGGCCCATTTCGGACTTGGGCTTCTTGTCCTTTTGACCTTTGGTGAAGTCATACTGCGGGCTTGGTGGGCGTTCGGCTGCTTCGGCGCCCAATTTCTTCTTGGTGCCCATCCAAATATCCACGATCTGCTGATTACCGTCCTGGGCGATCTTGACCATGCGATTCATGGAGCTTTCCAAGTCGTTTGCGATGGCAGTTGTGCCGGCAGATACGGCGGCTTGAATACCACCCCAATCCAAGTGGAGCGCGGCGTTAACGATACGGGCGAACTCAACAAAGTAATCTGCTACGAGGTGTACCGCCAGGCTGACGACTTCTAGAATCTCTTTGACGCCCGTGCCAAAGCCAGCGAAAAACGTTTTGAAGGCATTGAGGATACCTGCGACGTAATTGATGTCACTCGGCATCGAGTTGCCAAACACGTCATTGGATACTTGCGCCAGCGCCATGATGACGGTCAGGAACACGTCTTTGCAGAACGCGCCGAACGCGGCCAGCACATCCCAGGCCGTTTGTGCGACAAATCCGAGCAGCTCGAACGCCGGTTTGAGGGCTGACACCACGAAAGCAGCCACATCCGCAAACGTGCTGATCAGCTTGGTGAACAATGGCAACACCGCTTCCCCGATGTTGATCGAGATGGCTTCAAGCGCCAACTTGAATTCGTTCATCGCCTCTTTGTACTGGCGCGTGTTGGCTGCTTGTTCTGGGCTGACCACAATGCCAAGCTCTTGCGCCTTCTGCTTGGCCTCCTCGAACTGCTCGGACGTGAGCTTAAGCAGTGGCTGCATTTCCGCCCAGCTCTTGCCGTAGGCGGACATCCCCGCCTGGTTACGCAAGATTGGGTCGTTGATCGCCTTAATCTTCTCGTTGGTTTCCTCGATGATGTCGATAGCGGGCTTAAACTCTCCAGACGCCTCTTTGACGTGGATACCCATTTCCTCGAAGCCATGGCCGCCCTTCATCAGCTGCATCGAGATTTTCTGAGTTGCCTGCACCAGCGTATCGGCGTCAATGCCAAACTTATGCGTGGCCACCATCAGCCCGGTGGCGTCGGCGGTCGTAACGCCCAGCTGTTTGGAGAGCTTCATCGCTTCCGCATTCCAGCTGTTGGTTTCGCTGATCGCTTCCTTGAACGCCACACCGCCCGCGACCACGCCGCCGATCATCTTCAGGTTACCGGCGATGAATTCGAACATTTCGCCCAGTTGCGAGCCGGGTGCTTGCAACCCGGTAAGCGCACCTTTCAGCGCACCGCTGAACGACTCGGCCAGGTTGAGCGTTTCCGCTTCGACCTTGGCGCCCTCTGCGCGAACTTTGGAGGACACGCCGCTGAACGACCCAACCATCTGTTCGTTCATGGCCGTGATGGTGCTCGTCAGCTCCTTGATGGCAGCTTCGATACCTTTTGTGCTGTCGTCCACGGCCTTGGCGCCCTCTTCCATGCCAGTTTTGAGGCCGGAAGAGTCTGCTTTTAGGTAGACTTCTAGGTCTTGATCAGTCGCCATGAGAGTACGCCACGGGTTTAGGGATGGATTGCATTTGTCCGATATTGCCTAGGAAACTGGCGATATCGGCGGTTTCGTCGTCTAGCTTTACTGCGTCAGCCTGCGTTGCGCCAGGCTCTTTATAGCCGACGTACGCGGCAAACAGAACGTGTATCGGCGGGTGCTTCCGCCAATACTTATTGAGCGTGGCGAGCCGAGGGAGGTCTACGTTATCGCCCACGTAATCCAGCGTCCACCCGGTACTGATGGCCACATGGGCGATAACTTCATCCCAGTCGGTCAGCTCGCCGCTACGGCTTCCCCCGACTGCTGTACCTTGGCGGTAGTAAAGCCGTTGACCGCCATAAACGATTCCATCAGCTCACGATAGTTGAGCATGTCGAGGTTGTCGGATACGGTAGCGCGCTCCAGGTCTGGGTAATTGCGCAGCAGCGACTTGTGGATGACTTCAACCAAGCCTTCCGCGTAAGCTGGGTCGCTGGATGGGTCGCCGCCGTTTTGCAGCTTGCCGATCAGGTGCATGTGTACCAGCGGCAGCGGTGGCAGCGTGTATTCTTCATTACCGAGTATAATTTTTTTACCTAGGATCATTTTTCGCCTCACTTGAAAAAGGGCCGCCCCGAAGGGCGGCCAACGCTCTGCTTGGCCGCACTACATTTATTCGGACGTACCCCAGATTAGCACGTTCCCGGATGGGTCACTGAAGCCGGAGAAATCAAAGTCCGGGATCATGAAGTCGTCCAGCTTGGTCGCTAGGGTGAATTTGGTACTCATCGCCTGCGGCAACGTCAGCACCAGGGACTTACCGCCGTACGGCACGTAAATGTCTGCTTTGAACATCGGCGCTTGCCCCATCAGGACGTTCTTAACCGTGGAATGCTGGGCAACCGTGGACGTGGCCGTGTACTGGTAGCTGATGAACACCGTGTTACCCGCATCTGCCGTAGCGAACGTGTACACGCCACCCGTAGCCAGCGAGTATTGACCGGTAGTCGGCGTACCGCTCACACGGGTCATTGGTACGCCGTTAGCGTTGCGGACGCCTAGGTCGTACGCGAAGGTACCAGCGCCCGGCGCGACAATGGTGACGGTAGACGGACTGGCCGGGATGCTTTGGCCCAGTACGTCATAGTAGTCGTTGGTCAACCCCGGCGTCAGCGTCTGACCGAACACCAAGGAGTTGATCGCCGCTGCGCTGAGCTGGGCTGAGGCGGCCTTCCCTGTCAGTTTACCCTTACCGCGACCCACGGCCACGGCGAACTGGTTTTGACCGTACAGTTCTTTCACGTCGAACGAAATATCGACCGACACGTTTTGCAGTACGCCCAACTGTACCGGCGTCGGGTTGGTGATGGCGTTACCGCTGGCGTCAGTTAGGGGGGTGCCCCAGAACACGCCGGAACCGAAAGCAAATTGCATGATTGGTGCTCCTTTAGGTGACTAGCATCTTGACCGGAATTGTGGCCACCGCCTCATCCCCCAAGTTGCCCTCGAAAATTTGGGTCTGCCCCTCGATCCAGCAGTGATGCACCAGGCCGCCGAGGGTTTGTTTATTGTCTGCGCCCTGCGGTGGCGTCAGCGCGTTCCCGATGGCGTCCAGAATCGGGTTGATAATCGGGCCAACCTCTTCGCCATTAGTCTGCACGTACAAGTACAGATCGCACTCCAGCACGATGGCCGGCGGCAGCCCGAGAATTGGCTTGGCCATTTCCCCGGTTTGCGACATGTACAACGCCGGCTGATCTTCGTTGGCCACATCGTTCCAATGCTTCAGCTTCCGGGTGAACGTCTTGATACCGCTCGTGTATTGGCTCACTTGTAGCCAATTGAACAACGCCAGGTAGGCCGTTTCGCGGTCGGGGATCGTCATCATGACTGCATCCCCTTGACCATCGCATCTTTAATCCAGTCGGTGTACTTGCTGGCGTTCTCTTCCACCGACGAGCGCAGGAACGAACGCTCCGGCAGATTCATTTTCATCGAGTGTGCCCGCATCACGTACTCACGTACGTCAACCATGCGCGGATTTTTCATCAGCTTGCCGAAAGCGACGGACATGTGGCGTTGGTGCGCCTTAACCGTATGTGCTGGTACGCTGACCTCGCCTTGAAAGCCGTATTCATGTGCTCGCGCGTACTTCACGTTCGTGCCGACATACGCCGTCACTACGTCACCTTCCTTGGTCAGGCGGTACGTAATCGACCGACGTAGGCGGCCGGTACGTACGTGCAGCACTTGGTCGGAAAGCTTATTTCGCTTAACGTATGCGACCAGATCGATAGCCGACGCCTCGATGGCGCGACCGACGTAGTCGAATACGTTAAGCGAACGGCGCCGAATTGCCGCCGATACCGCCGTGCTTTTGACCTCGCCCGTGACTTTCATTGCCCTGTCTCCGGTATGGTGTTCAGGTAGTTGTCTAGGATCACGCGCGCTGCGGCTGGGATACCCATGCTACTGGCGCTGGTGCCGCTACCAGAATCAAACGTGATCGACTCGCCGGCCAAAGTCTTGCTGCCGACGCCCAGGCGATCACGCTCTTTAAAACGCGTCGTGGCGTACTCCAACAGCGCCAGCTTTAGGTCAGACGGCCATGGCATCACGTCCGTACCGCCCGGGCCACTGGCGTCGCCGTAGCCCCCCGTGCAAACAACCTGCACGTTACGCATGCCGCGCGTAAAACGGTAGTTGCAGCCAGCCAACCACAACGCACGACCACCTAGCGCCCACTGGTAGCCAAACGGGCCGTTCGTGCCGTACGGCGGGACCACTTGGTTGTCGATGGTCACACATTGCACGGCTGTTAGCGGGTATGTGGCCAACTGCATCCGCGCGTTACCGTTACCGTCGCGCCACTCCGTCATTGAGTGACTGGTGAAATTACGGTTGCAATAGTTGCCGATGGCCAACTCAGACGAGTCGAGGATCGTTTGCAGCACAGCATCGCTGTTGTTGCTCGTGAGCCCCATGAACGTTTTCAGGTCGGCAAGCGTGGCCAGCGGCGTGGTCATTACGCTTGCTCCTCGCCACCTTCGGCAGTAGCCGAGTTGCGGGCGCGGCGCTTGCGGATGACCTCGGCTTCTTCCCACGGCACGTAACCGTGCGCGGTTAGGTGTTCGGCTACGTGCGCGGGAACCATCACGCTGCCGTCCGCTTCCACGGTAATCTCACCGCCGGGGTGGTTGATCGAGGTTGCACCTTCGGGCGCTTTGAGTTTTACGGTATTCATGTGCGCTACCTCCAGAATCGGGCCGAGTCCCCCGGCCCGATTGCGCTACTTAGGCGTTGGCGATATTGCTGATGATGCCAATGGCGAAGGTCGCGTACACGGCCAAGACGCCCTCGGCATAAACGCCACTCTCGTACTGACGGGTGCGAACCGGCCAGTCAATCGAGTAGTAATCACGGCGCAGCTTCATTTCTGCTACGTTCTGTACTTCGTTGTTCTGGTAGTACATCGGCAGTTGCTCGCACCAGCCAATCAGGGTACCAGGCGGTACTTTCGGGTGAATCTTCACCGGGATGATCTGGCCGCCGTCCGGCATGAACGGGTTGTAGTAGCTGTCCACCACGCCGCCCGCAACGATGGCGTACGGTTGGTTCTTCTGGCCGTCACCGTTGTAGCGCAGCAGCGTACCAGTAGCAGAAGCCATCACTTTGTTGGTGATGTTCTTGATTTCCTGCGAGTTGCAGTAGATCACGGTCGGGGACAGCTGGTACTTGTCCCACATGGTTTGCAGCATGCTGTCGATTTCAACGCACGAACCGCGATTGCTGGAGGTCAGACCGCTATTACCAGTGGCTAGCACGTTGACGTAAGCTTGATTGGCCGGATTTAGCGCAGTGGTCAGCAAGCCATCAAACGCCAGACCGGGGTTGGCCGAGCAGTCAGCGGTGATCGCGGTTGCGGCTTGGCGGCTGGTAGCCAGCGGAGTGGCAAAGGAAGCACTGTTTACCGTGGTGATGGCTTGCAGCGTTTCGCTACCCGCAGTACCGACGTACCAAGCGTAAGCCACGGCGCCAGTTACCAGCGGTACGGTCGCGTTCAGAATCTGACCGAGGGTGATAGCTTGCGTGGTGTTACTGGACTTGTTGGACGAACCACCGTTAATGGTGTAGGTCGCACCGTCCGCGCCGGTCACGGTCTTGGAGGTGGCAACGCCATTGGACAGCGAGCTGTTGTAATAGCCTTCTTGGGTCAGCGCAACCACGATCACCGAGTAGGTGGCGGCCGGCAGCGTGCCGGTGGTTCCGCTTTGCGACAGGGTCGGCGCAGTCGGTACGCCCAACTGCAACGACGCGTTACCACCCAAGATTGCGTTTTCTTCTTTCAGCATCAACTTTTGCAGCAGACGGGTGGCCATAGTGGCGCGCACGTCTTCAAAGGTGCGGCCGGCGCTTTCAGCCTCGAAGGTTACCGAGTCTTCTTCACCAATGGTCACGTAGTTGGCCGCCTTCGGTGCAGTGCCGTAGCTCATACGACCGGAGCGCTGACCTTCCGGAATCCAGGCTTGGTTGTCGAAGCCGGAGCCCACAATGGAGTTAACAACGCGCCAGTTGGTAGCGACGCCGGTACCGCCTCCGACGCGCGGAATGCGGTTGCGCAGCGGCGTGAATACCGGGTACAGGTTCTTAGCCGGTACTTGCAGATCGTACGCGACTAGGCCGTTAGCCGTGGTAATGGTCTTGGTGATGTCCTGATCGCCGCCAAGGCTGGCTTTCATCAGGGCCAAAGTATCCTGAGTCGGATTCATGGTGTCTTTCCCTTCTAGTTAAAAAACAGCGTTTACCGATGGAACGGGATACCGCCGCCCTGCTGAATCTGTTTAATCTGCGTGGCCACCTCGTCGACGGTGCCATCCGCTTTACGTACCGGTTCAACGGCTACCGTGCCGAGCGCCAGGTCGGCGTCGTCAATCTCTTCGCCCTTGGCGATAACCGTGTGGCTTACAGCACCTTTGGGTGGCGCGGGCTGCGCGTTGAATTTGACCACCAGCTCGTCATGCGCCTTGCGTAGGGTGGCGTGGTCAAGCTTCTCGGCATCAAACGCTTTGCGCAGCGTAGCCACTTCGCCGGCCATCTTCTCGAACGCGCCTTGCATCTTGGCAATGTCACCGTGGTCGTGGTTATGCGCCTTGGCGACCTTTTGCGCATCGTCGCCACCAGCGCCTTTACCGTCCTCGCCGTCGTCACATTTTGCGCCCAGCTCGCTAAGGAGGTCGTGCGCTTGCTGCAAGCGGTCTTGATCGGCAGCACTGTTGCGCTGACCGGCTTTGAGCACGTCGAGCACATCTTGGAACTTGCGCAGGTCGGTGGCGTAAGCGCTTTGTGCAATCGCAGTGTCGATGATTTCGACAGCAGGCGTGCCGTCGCCCAGCTTCAACGCTTGCACCAGTTCGTCGGATTCTTCTTGCGCCATAGCCACGAGGCATTCAGCCATCTGTTGGCACAGATCAGCCAGCTGCTTCGGCAGGTTGCTGTCGTCACCTTCGATACCGGCTTCCCAAGCGCAATCTTGCTGAATACATTGCAGGGAGGTCAGCAGCGAAGCCAGGTTAGCAACCGCGTACATACCTTTCTTCACGTCGTCGGCGCGTTTCGTGACGTCATCACTGGCCGGCGTAAAGATCAAATGCAGCCCTTTGCGGATTTCGGAGTGTGCGAACTTCTCGGCGTTCTCATCGTCGGCGGACGGCGGCCCGTCTTTGTCGATCTTATCTTTCCAAGCCGCCACGATATTAGCCTTGATCGACTCGACTTCTTTATCCGTATAGCCCTTTTGGTTCTTGGGCATGTTGATGTACGACCAGGCAGCACGAATGTGCTTTTCGGTGTCGATTGGGTACTTGTCGTTCTTGGTGTCGGCGTACTCAACGTTGCCGTACTTGTGCTCTTTGCCGTCATCCTTTTTGTCGGCCTTGGCCAACTCCAGCAGGCGTGCGGCGTCAATCTCGCCCTTACGCAGCATATCGGCCAGCTCATTGACTGGGTCAACCTCCGGTGTGGCATCGTCGGCTTTCCAAACCGTGATCAACGCGTCCGGGTTGCTCGGGCGGTCGACCAAGCTGATTTCAGTCAGCTTCAGGCCAGTGATGGTCTTGGTGATGGCGTCATACCCGTCTTTCAACTTCTTTCCGCCGATGCTAAAGCCCTTGTACACGCCTTCGACCACTTTGTTCCAAGCGTTGTTGTCTACCACCTTCACGCCGATGAATACGCCGTTGTCGTCGAAGTCGTATTCCTTGACGATGCCGGCCGCACTGTTGCCATGCATCTCACGCACATTGGCGAATTGCATGTAGTCGTCCCAGGCTGCGGCCATTGCGTCTTTGGTCACAGTTTCACCTTGGCTGTCGACACTTTCGGTCGAGCAATAGCCGTAGACCATGCGTTGCTCATCGTCACGCTTGGTGATCTGGAAATACCGGTTGAGTTTGTCTGCTACCGACATGGTACGTACCTCGCTAAACGTTTCGGATCATCACACGGAACGAGCGCGAATCCGTACGCCCCGCACTGGTGGTAATGGTGTTGGTTACCAAGTAGGTTTGCGGCATCGTGCCGTTGATCAACCAGCACGTAGCGACGCCAGATGCGCTCCCGGCGTCGGACGCAACAAGCGAAGTGTCCGGGCCGGTTACTAGCCAGCTACTCGCGGTGATCGTTTCGCCAGTTTGCAGCCAGCCGAGCGCGGACCAATCGACTGAGTAATCTAGATCGGCGGTTGGCGACTTGTAGATGTACGCGCCTAGCGCATCGTACTGGAAGCTCACGGGAAGCCCCTTGGATTATTTAGGAGAATAATAATCGGGACGGGGCATTACGTCAAAATCAAGCTTTTAGCGTGCGGTTATCCTGTTGGATATAAAGCGCTCTTATATCTTGCGCAATCCGCAAACGTCGGCTTGGCGGGGCGCCACTGAAGGACGTAACGGTGAGAGAAGCGGTTTGCGTGACCACCGACTGCATAAACGCGCACAACACTTCAGCGGCGTACAGCTCGGCCACAATGGAAGCTTGCACATGTTCACTGGTAGCAAACGGAATGGTGGTTACCAACGCGCTGTGTGCGGTCGCTTGGGCGTCCAGTCCAGCAGCCAGAGCGATACCGGTGACTAACGATGCGGTTTGTGTCGAGCGGCTGAACTGAACGCTTTGCAACTGTTCTTGCGTCATCGCCTCGACAGTTTGTGTAGCCCGGGCACGTTGCGCTGCCCCCAAAGTGATGGCTGTCACAGTATCGCCGGCTTGCGTCGCTTTGGCGTGCTCGACGCTGACCAAAGGGACGGCCGTGGTCAACGTTGCGTGACTTGTCGCAGTAGCGTGTTGTGCGCTGGCCAGCAATACTGGTACGCGCAAATACGTCGGCGCCTGGGTGGCCACACTGTGCTGATGCGCCGCAAGCGGGATCGTCGTATCAAGCGTTGCGCTGCTGGTGCTGCTGGCGTACATCGATACATTGAGTACACCAGGTACTTGCAGCGGCGATACTTGCGTAGCGCAAGCTTTGGCGCCGGACGTCAGCGGGATAGCCGTATGCGCCGCGCCGTGTTGCGCTGAGGCTGCTTGCTGATGAGCTGTTAGCGGTACGGCCGTATCAAGCGGCGCTGTAATGGCGCTACACGCATGTTGATTGGTGTAGAGCAATGCAACTTCTGACACGCGCGCTTGCTGGGTGGCCGTCGCATGTTGTGTGCTTGCAAACTGGACGGCCGTATCAAGCGTTGCGCTGTTGGTCGCTTGTACGCGCTGTGCATTACTGAGCGCTTTACTCGTGGTGAGCGCGGCGGTGCTGGTCGCTTGCGCGTGCTGGTTGGCCGCCCAGGTTGGTACGCTCTGAATCGTCGCCGCGCTGGCGGTTTGTGCATGTTGCGCGCTGACGAGCGGAATGGTCGTAACCGGCTCGGCCGTTTGCGTCGACTGCGCGTGCTGATTACTCGCTAGGCCAATCGGCGTTGTGAGCGCGGCG